ATATGAATTTTATCTAAATAGTATTCGAAAGAAGAAAAGATTTGCGAAGTGGGCGAAAGCAGATAATAATGACGAGTTAACTATGGTACAAGAATTCTATAAATTCTCTCCACAAAAAGCGAAAGCTGCTCTCAAGGTTCTGACACCCGCGCAAAAGGATATTATTAAACACAAAATGGAAAGCGGAATTAAAAATGATTAACATAGAATCATTAATTGAAGTCACACTAAAAGAACCAGATGACTTCCTTAACGTCAAAGAAACACTCACTAGGATCGGTGTAGCATCCAAAAAATCAAACACACTATTCCAATCCTGTCACATACTTCACAAGCAAGGTAAGTACTACATTGTACACTTTAAAGAGCTATTCGCTCTTGATGGCAAGCCAACTGACTTGAATGAAGATGATATTTCAAGAAGAAATACTATTGCAAAGCTGCTAGCAGAATGGTCTCTATGTAGCGTTGTTGATGTAACACAACTACAACCTGCAGACAGTATGTCATCAATTAAAGTCATACCTTTCAATCAAAAATCTGAATGGGAATTAGTTGCCAAATACAATATTGGTAAGAAAAAGTAATAAAACTGTTGACTTTTAACCATAAACCATCATATAATATACAAAGTTATTATAAATAACTATACGAGGTGAGTGCTCATTAGAGGCTCATTAATTAATCTTCGCTTTAGATAAGGAGGAAACTATGACACTATACGAAGAACCATTCGGTCGTTTAAGACCATTCGGAGTCGGGTTTGATGAAATGTTCAAACGACTCGATCACATCCACAACCAACCTAACGGAAATTATCCCCCATACAACATTATTAAGTTGTCTGAGGATAAATTTGTTATTGAGATCGCAGCTGCGGGATTCGATAAGAAAGATTTTAGAATCGATCTTAAAGATAAATCACTCAGAGTGAAAGCGGAAAAGGATACCAAGGATGAAAGAGAGCTTATCCATAGAGGTATCGCTGGCAGATCATTTGAAAGAGTATTCGCTCTAGCAGAATATGTTGAAGTGAGAGGGGCTGAATACAAAAACGGTATTCTATCTATTAGCCTGGATAGAGTAATCCCTGAGGAAGAGAAGCCAATAGAAATAAAAGTCAAATAACTGTTGACTTAATCTCGTGGAGCCTATATAATAGGGCCATGTTTCTATAGAGGTGTGGCTCTATTATTTTCATAGGAGAAAACAAATGGACATGAAATTACTACGCGAGGAATTAGAGAATGATGAAGGTGTTGTTAGCAAAATATACCTTGATCATCTTGGCTATCCTACATTCGGTATCGGGCACCTAGTCCGAGATACAGACCCAGAATATCACGCTGATGTTGATACGCCGGTCTCAGAGAGTAGGATCGAAGAAGCATTTTTGCAAGACATGAACAGCGTTGTTTCTGATTGTGTGAAAATGTTTATGGAGTTTAATGAATATCCAGAGGACGTAAAGAGAGTCATTGCTAACATGATGTTCAACCTCGGATACACTAGACTCAATAAGTTTAATAACTTCAAAGCAGCAATCAGAGAACAAAACTGGAAACAAGCTGCTGTTGAAGGTCGTGACAGCAAATGGCACAGACAAGTGACAAACAGAGCAGAGCGATTAATGAAGAGGTTAGAAAATGTCTAACAATGATTTTTTACTGGATGCCTTAATCACCAAGTACGAAGGTGACGTGGCTTCCGCGAAAGCTAACCTGAAAGTTTATCAAAATAATCCAACTGGTATAGGTGATCATCCTGACATTATAGCAGCAATGGATCTTGAGATGGATAAACTCACTGCAGCAGATGAGAAACTGCAGATGTGTTATCATCTTAAAAGTGATGGACAGACAGAACTATTAAAAGAAGACTAATATAATGTTAAAATGGCTAAATGCTGATTTAGCTGATGTAGGAAAGGTTGGAATAACCTTTGGTGCTATGGATCTCTTACACGGAGGCCATATTGCTATGCTTGCAGAAGCTAAACGAAATTGTGATTACTTGGTTGTTGGATTACAAAACGATCCATCACAGGACCGCAACTTTAAAAACGGTCCAGTTCAATCACTCTTTGAGCGACAATTGCAACTTAGCGCAGTGCGTTACGTTGACGATATCATAATCTATAATAATGAGAAAGAAATTCTGGATATCCTCTTGACTTTACCTATCAAAGTGCGTATAATAGGAGAGGATTATTTAAACCAATCGTTCACTGGTAAAGAACTATGTGAACAGAAGGGTATACAGATAGTTTATAATAGTAGACAACACTCTTTTTCTACTAGCGAACTTCGTAAACGAGTACATGCTCGTGATAAAGAAGAATTAGAAGCACGCCAAAGAGAGATGGCAGATTATGAAAGAGAGTTGCTTAAAGATAATGATTGATGAAATTTTATACCAATATACAACAATATAATAATGTAATCCTTGAAAGATATATTGAGGACGGTGAGCATAAGCAACGAGAGGTTCCTTATCAACCTACTCTATATGTATCTACTGTAAAACAATCCCCATTCAAAACTATTAAAGGCGAACGTGTCGAGCCTAGAGGCTTTAATAGTATCAAAGAAGCAAGAGACTTCATCCAAGCAAG